CCAAAGCTCGCCCAATAGGCGAAGGGGGTTCGGATCCACAAAGCCGTTCTCGGCGCACGCCAGCAGTGCCAGCTCCATCATGTCGTCGATATCTTCGGGCTTCCCCACCCACACCTTCAGATCATCATGCGGCATTTAAGACCCCTCAGTCTTTCTTCGGCCCCGGAAGCTTCTGGAGCGTCTTGATCAGCTCGGCGCGCGTGCCGTTGACAAAATTGTCGAGCCCCCTGTGGCCACGGTCGAGGTCTCCCCCGCCCGCCCACATAACCTCATCCGGAGACAGCACATATTCGCCACCGGCGGCAACAATGGGGACGGGGTTGCCCACATGGCCGCCCTGCGCGTATGCGCCCGCCGGTGCGTTTTTGAACATCATCTTGACCGCGCGGAAGCCCGCCATCGTGTTCCCCTCGCCGAGGGAGGAGACGATGTCTGCGGGCAGCACGTAGGATCCCGACGCGACGTGCATCGGCAGGTGATCCGTGCGCCCGGCGACGGGGCTGTGGATCGGCCCGACGTGTAGCTGGCTGACCTCTTGCGGTTTTTCTGACGCTTTGAGGGGGCCGCCGCCTGCCTTCGCCTTGCGCGCAGTGTCAAGCGCGATGGCGACTGCCTGCTTCTGGGGGCGGCCCGAGCTGACGAGTTCGCCGATGTTGGCGCTGATAGTCCTCTGGGAGTGTCCCTTCTTGAGCGGCATGGCTTATCCCAGCGAGTAGGTGACGTTGATGGACTGCCCGGTGCCGGGCGTGATGACGAGGCCGCTCGTGAAGACCTGACCGGCGCGGTAGACGCCCACCGTAGTCGGCGTGGCCATGAGGGCAGTTGATGCGGGGACTGACGTTGCTGCCGTGTAATTGGAGACGAGGCCGGAGGCGCTGCCCGCGACCACGACGGCGACGCTCACAAGGTAGCCCTTGCCGGTGACGACGAGCGTCGCCGCCGTGACGGTCGCTGACGTGGTTGTGCCGAGGCTCCGGAGGGTGGCCTGACCAAGCGTGTTGACGGCAACGACGCCGTTCTTCTGGACGGTGAGAATATCGTCTAGCGATGCGGGCATCAGTATGCAATCCTCTTGACAAGCGGCCCTGATGTTACCATGTTACCATCATGAAACATCCAGAAATTTCCCGCATCAAAGAACTTCTTTCTTACGATCCGGATACCGGAATTTTGTCTTGGCGCGTAAGAAGGGGCAAGTGCGCCGCTGGTAGGAATATCACATGCCTCAACGGTTCTGGGTACACTATTGTTCGATTGGATAATGTGCTTATGCGCGCGCATAGGGTCGCGTGGGCGATTACTTATAGCGAATGGCCAGACGGAGAAATTGACCACATTAATGGCAACCCATCTGATAATAGGCTGAATAATTTGCGTATTGCAAAAAGATTTGAAAATATGCAAAACGTGAAAAAACCTATTACAAATAAATCTGGCCTCAAAGGCGTTTCTTGGCATGATGGCGGCGACGCTTGGCAAGCGCACATTAAGTCTGATGGGAAAAATTATTATCTTGGACTTTTCAAAACAAAAGAAGAAGCTCATGAAGCTTACAGAAAAGCAGCAGATAAACTTCATGGTGTTTTCGCGCATCATGGTTAATATTTCCCATCTTGCGCAATGCGGTAACGCATGCATCCAAGTCGCCAGAACGACCCGAGGTCTTGGCTCTCAATCTTGATCGACACCAGACGGCCACGGAAGCGGGGCGTGATGTATTCCGTGCCCTGCGTCAGGCTGTAGGGGCCGTAGGTGTAGGGCGTCGAGCCGGGGTAGTCGGTGGCGTAAAAGGTCAATTGCACTGTCGCATTTTGCGACCCACCAAAGTAGCCCCACTTCATGTCAGGCCAGACCTGATCAATGAACATTTTCACGTCGGCCTCGGTCAGGGCGAAATAGCCCGTCTGGAAGCTGGCCAAGATCGGCTCGGCCTCATTCGCTGCGTTGACGCCGTCCGTCGATGTCTCGTGCTGGACAATGAAATTGCCGGTGCCGCCGGGCAGAACGCCCGCCCCAATGGGTGGCCCAAGGACGCTCTCATTGATCCACGCGGTGCGCGACAGCGTGCCGTAGTCCCACTGCTTGAGCCCAATGTTGTACTTCACATAGGCATTGATCTCGCCCCCGTTTCCATTGGTCGGGTAGAACCACGAGATCTCGTTAAAGCGCGAGTTTGGGGCAATTCTGATCTTATCGAGGTTATCAGTGTCCAAATCTTGGAAAATAACGTCCCAAACGGGGCACATGATCGGCTCGACGCCGGATCCGGAGAGCATGTAAAACTGGCTCTGGCCCATCCAATAGACCACGCCGCCCATAGACGCGGACGCCTTGCGCCCGATCAGGCCGCAGCCCGTGCCGAGTTCGTTGAACTGGTAGATGTAGGGCTGGCCAACGTACTGCATGGCCCAGACGCCGAGGTCAGTCCAAATCAGGGCCTGCTGCGCCGCCTGAATGCACTGGACAATGCGCGACCCCTTGGGGATGCGGTAGGAGCCCGCTTGGTTCGTGATTGCCGCGATCCACGACGAGTAGTCGTTGACGTCGCACCACCGGATCAAAAGGGGGTCCTCGATGCCGTTGAACGTCGAGCCCCACGCAATGACCTGACGCTGCGGCATGGCGACGAACATGCCTTGGTTCACGATTGGCGCAGTGGGGATGATCGTGGCGACGGGGTTGTTGGCAGTCGGCGACCACTCGTAGATTGGCCCATTAAGTGGACACGCGAGGAGGGTCTCGCCCCAATTGTCGAGCGTCCAGTCGGCGGTCGTGATGGGAGTGCCGGTGCCCGACGATGGCGGGATGCCTGATCCGTAGCCGCCACTGCCGTAGCCGCCGACGCCATAGCCCGAGTTGGCCTGCAGGGGGCCGATGCCGTTGTAATAAACATATCGGGCGTTGCCGCCGTTTTCCTTGGCGGCGCTGACAAAAACAGTCCCCGCGACAGTCTGGGGGCCAGTCGTCGCGTTGGCGTAGGACACACTGCCAGCGGACGAGGCGGTCACGGTGAACGTCCCGTTGTAGCCGCCCGGCGTGACGCCAGCGACCACAATCGTGCTGCCAACGGGGATTGTGTAAGTCGTGGGATAGGTGAGCGTCGCGGTCGTGCCGTTGCCGGTAGCTGTCAGCGTGGGGGTCGTCGAGGCGGAGGTGGAGGCATTGATGACGAAGGTGCTTGATGAGGGGACGGACGAGACTATGTAATTTCCAAAGATTGTCACGCTGCCCGCTGACAGCGAGACGAGGACCGGGAAAGTGCTGCCCACCACAAGGCCGTGGGCGGCCAGCGTCACGGTGACCGTCGATAAGCCGCTTGTGAAGGCGAAGGATGGCACGGAGCCGCCGGTCGTCACCGCAGACGTGGCATATTGCGGCTCACCGAAGATGTCCGTGGCCAGTATCTGAAATTGGTTCGTGCTGACAAAGGTAACCGGGTACGCGCCAAATAGGACGAGGCCACCGACACTGACCTGCGTCTTGATGTCTACAACATCATGCTGGTCAAGATTGCTGCCCGTCGCATCAATCGTCACGATATTGCCGGTGCTGCCGGTCGTTGTCGTGAAGGAAACGGCGACATTGGCAGTCGTCGTCTGCGGCGTGATGTTATTCAGGCCGCCCTCGGTGATGACGCTCAGGGACGCCTCGGCACCGACGCCCAGCCACGCATTGGCGTTGATGTCCTCCCACGCGAGGAGGCACCGCACCACGGAGCCAATGGGGTTCGTGAAGAATTGCGTCCAGCCGCCAAGCTTCTGCACCAAGCCGACATTGTTTCGGTCTGGGATGAAGCGAATAAGGTTCGAGTAGGAGATCGCCGCCTCATTGAGGGCGGGCGTCTTGTTCTGGTCTACGCCAGCGATGAGCTTTAGGGCCTGATGGGGCATGGCCTACCTCGACGGCGTGGCGACGGTGGCGGGCGACTGCGATGACCAACCGGCAGCGTCAAACTTTTTGCGGGCCTCTTCCACGACGGCGCTCTTGAGGAGGGCCTGATACTGACTCTCGTAGGTCATCGCCATCTGCGGGTCGTCGTTCGCCCGGCCAAAGTTGCGCTGGTAGGCGCTGATGTAGATCATCGAGGCCATGATCAGGGTCTCGGGCAGGTAGAGGCTGATGAAGGTCGTCTTGTTCGTCGCGGACAGGCTGTTGGGGCGGTACGTCCCGACGACTTCGACTGGATACGCTTGGTCGGGTACGGGTCCGACAAAGAACAGGGTCTCGTTAAACGGCACGAAATACTTGGGAGCGCCGCGATTGGCCGTGAAAGACGATCCGTATACGGCGTCAAGGAACTCCTTCGAAGTAGGAAGGAGAGGGATACGAGCGCACAAATCTGGATCGGTCGTGGTGGATGCGTTGCTGCTTCCGTCAATCGTCCCAGCAGTTGTCATGCTGCCAGTAGTCGTGCTGGCGTATGACACAGACCCAGCCGACGAGCTGGTCACGGTGTATGTGCCATTGTACCCGGCGGGGACCACGCCAGACACAATAATTGTCTGCCCGGCGGAGAACGCATAGGTGCTAGAATATGTGAGGGTGGCTGTGGTTCCGTTGCCGGAGGCAGCCGTCACATTCAGAACCGACGGGCCAATTAGCAGATTGATCTGCTCGCTGACGACAAACGTGCCAACGGCGGCGTCGCTGTTGCTGGACAGGTTGATGTTGAAGGACAGGTTGCGGTTGCCCACAGTCAGGACGAACGTGGCCCCGTGCAGGGACGTGGACGTAAACATGAAATCAACATCCCTCAGGATGCGGTTTTCTGCATACGTGATGCATTGCGGGAGAATAGTCACAAAAGCGGGGTCTGTTTCTTCAACAACCGCCATCGTGGCGATCTGGGTCACGTAGCTGTTCGTGCCAGCCACCGTCCCGTCATAGCTCAAGCCTGTCGTCATGTCACACCCCGCGTTGCGCGCAGATTAACACCTTCAGGCGGTGTTTGCCATCATGATGGCCTGACGCTCGACGGTTGACACGCGAATTGTCCAGCCACGGCCAAAGTCATCCCACGTCGGCAGGCGCTTGAGGAAGCTCATGCGCATGGCGCACAAATCCCTGATCACGTCTTTGGGCTTCTTCTTGGCGATTGCGGCCAGCGTAATGGGGCCGATGGATCCGTCAGTCGCGACGCCCACAATGCTCTGAAGGTCGCGAACCGCTCGGCTGACGCCACTATTCACGGCAAGGTCGAAGGTCGCGTAGTCAATGCCTGTCGGCAGGAGGTCGCCCTTGACCGCGTCCCAATATTTTGCCTTGTAGAAGGCCTTCACGGTGTCAGGCCGCAGGCCCTTCATGTCGTCAATGGTCACCGGGTGGCCGACCCACTCCTCCCACGCGCGCTGCGTTACGCCGAGTTGCGTCGCGCCGCCCGGGTCGCGGGGGTGATTAGAGAAGCCGTAGGGGTTGTCCTTGCGCACGCCGAAGCCCTCGGAGCGCAGCATGGAGATAAAGGCGGCGTCGAAGCTTCCCTTCATTTGCGTGCCACTCCCTTTAGCTTTTCAAAAGTGCGAAGGCCCCCGATGCCGAGCATGGCGAAGACGAGTTGCCACAGCGTGTCGTCGAGCTTGGGAGGGGAGGCCAGAGGGATGCTGAGGGTGGCGGCCAGCCACATGAGGATGGGGGCCGCGACGTACTGGTAGGCCAGAGCGAGGCCGCACACCCACCCGATAAAGGGACGCCACCCGGAGACGAAGACATTTGGGTTGGCCGCCTCGACCGCATTCACGTCGGTCTGGCCCTTGTCCCAAAGCTGGAGGCTGGAACGAAGTTCGCTCTCCGCTGTCTGCCTCGCCTGCGGGTCTGGCACGAACTTGTCGAGGATCTTGAGTGCTGCCGCGATGGCGTCGTCGATGCCGAATGCCATTAGTCTGCCCTCCTGATTTCTGCGCGATTGGCCTTCTCGTCGAGCTTGTTGTAGATGCGCTGGAACATGTCCTCAATGTGGGCCATTCTCTTGTCGAGGTCTTCCTTGACGACGTATGTCTTGGGCAAATCAACCTCAATTTTATGAAGGTCAGCCCGCAAGAGCTGTACCGCGCCCCAAAGTTCCCGCGCCAGCCATCCGACAACGGAGAGCGCGAACCCAAGGAGAAAGTTGATGAGTGTCTGCGCGTCCATTATTCGTGCTCCAAGCGAAGATTTTTTAGGGGCGTGTTCATTTTTCAGCTCCTTAAATGGTTGTATATTCAATAAAAGAACCTTTTTGGAACACCACTGAACCGCCGGAGCCAGATTGGCCCAACCTCATCACGAAAGTGCCAGCAGTGACTCCGTTAACAACCTCAATGCTAAAATTAACGACTGTTTGGCTGGTTGACCCAGTTCCAATGCCAAACAAAACGTTGGATGGGCTGTATGTAGCGCCTGAATAAGCAGTAATTGCAGCAACGGCGAATGATGTGCTTTGGCCAAGGACGCGAGTGGGGCTGGCGGGGCCGTTGCAGTGAAGGGCCAACCCACCCGTTGCGTATGACATGAAGCACACGCCCCGGATTGCATACGTGGTATTTGCCAGCATCGAAAAGAAAAGAGCGTTGTCGTCAACGTATGTTGTTCCGGACGAGACAGTTTGGTCCGCCGTTTTTTTAACGGTTGTCCATGCAACAGGTGTTGACGCCGCGCTGGTCCAAGTCGTCCCATTGCTGGTTAGCACATTTCCATTGGACCCCGGTGCAATAAGGTTAACCGCGCCCGTGCCATTGCCAGCCACGAGGCTGTTGGCCGTAATTGTGGCGAGGCCGGTGCCGCCGTATTGGACGTCCACCGGCGTCGTCAGGGCAATGTTTG